ATGACTTGTAAAGCAGCGGCGATGCTGATCCAAGACTGCGCAAATTACCCTCATGAGAGTTGATTGCGTTTGACCACTCTTCAATACCGTTTCGAATAATAAAATCTTCATCGTTAAGAATTGTAACATTCCACTCTTGGAACGTGCGGCTACCAGCAAACTTAATTTCACGGCCGAAATACTTGATAGGCACCGGCGTAAGAATGCTTGCTGGGATACTAGCAGCTCTAACCATAAATGGAACTTTAATATCGCTCAATCCGTTTACCGGATTAGAGATGTTTACTTGGAACAATGACGGTCGGGCGCCGCCGAGCGTCATGTTTCCTTTGAAGAGGTTAATGTTGAATGCCATCTTGCTTCTTCTCCTGTGTGCCTAGGACTTAGACTAGTCCAGTGCGCTCCGTGAACTCAACTGAACCGGCAACCGCGATGAAGTCAAGAGTGATGTAGTTGATTGAATAAATCGGTTCAACATAGATGTAACCAATAAACTCATTCCTACGAACAACTTCACTTGGGTTGTTTGTTTCATCACACACAACTCTAAAGGTCTCAATACCGCTACGTCCTTGAACATCCCTTAGGAATGGTACAACGTAATTCTTGAATGCCTGACGAGTATCTGCGTTGTTCTGTTCGAAAAGCGAGAAACGTGCAGCAGTTGAAATAGCCTTTTCAAGAACAATGAAGAGTCTTCGAACATTGATGCGATCGAAAGCGCTTGGCTTAACGAGCATCGTCTTGTCACCAAAAAGAAGAGTACCTTCACCTTGGAAAGTAACAAGTGGGTTAATACCAGCCTTGTAGAGCTGATCCCTCTGCTCCTTCTTTGGGTTATATGCTAGACGTACAACGTTCTTAATACGACCGCGGTTCGGACCAGCCGGTGAGAACCATGGGTCACGAAGTTGATCAGTTCTAGCCATCAAACCAGCAACGTCACCATTACATGGAACATATCTGTAAAGATCATTGTAGCGGTCATAAGTGTACTTCCAACCAGAGTCAAAAGTAGCATATGAAGACGTCGGAAGAACATTTCTGAATGCGATAACGTCGTCCATTTCAGCACTTGCATAACCAGAGTTGTTAACGACATCTGCTTGTTCAGGAGATAGACATACGATCAAATCTTTACGAACATCAGCAATATTATCGATCAAGTGAGTTGCAACTGTCTGATTAGCTTCGCCGCCGAGGATGAAGCTTACGTCAACGTCTTCTGTTGAGCTGAACTTATTGTAACCTTCGATTAGATCTGCGTTTGGAGGAATACCGCCATCGCGTCCGTTTACTAATGAAAGTGATTGTGGAGTTCCGGCGCCGCCAAAGGTTGTTCCTTTAGCCTTTGAACCAGCATTGCCGTTAGTAGTGTTATGAGCAGCCCACCAAATCCAACGAGACTGTTGGTTGATGACGTTCTTGTAGTAATTTGTTGTTCCATTCTCGTTTAGAGCGTCTGAAGCTAGAGATACAGACGGGAACCTTTCAAGAACAGTGTCTTCAACATTTGAAATCTCTCCATCTTCGTCGACGACTGCGATGTGGAGTTCGTCGCGCGTTCCCGATCGAGTATTCGCGTATGCAGAAGTTCCAGGAGCTCCATCAAAGAGACCATAAAACTCCCAACGACGAACAACGTTTGGAGAGTTCGTAGCGTTGATTGTTACTGTGTTTCCGCTATAACGAGTTTCAAGAGTTAGCGCTGTATTAGAAGCGATTGAAAGAACTTTGCGAGACTCTTTGTCTGGACCAAGAATCAAAAGATCACCAACAGAAACTTGAGAACTGAACAGAGTACCATTTCCCGTCACTGCAGTAGAATTTGCTGTGTAAACAAGATTACCACTGAGAGTGGACTGCCATGCGTTTGAGCTTGGGCACACAGAAACCTTAAGAGAGTTACCAAGAACACCTGGGTACTTAGCAACCCACTGTCCGATGTTGGAAATACCAGTCGAATAGTTGTTCTCGTAATCTTCGTCGTTCTTAATGACTGTGTCGGCATTGTTGGCTACATTGCCATGAGCGTTACGACCAGTAGCACCGGCCGTTGAAGAGTTGACAACTCGAACAACGTATAGAGCATTTGAATAGCTCAAGAAGCTCGCAGCTGTGAAGAAAGCTTCATAGGTGTTAGCACCTGGCTTCCAAAACTGTTGAACTAATCCCTCTTCGGAACCAATCAAAACGCGCTTTTGAACAGGACCCCACGAAAAATGTCCTGCGAGTCCTGCTTCGGTCGTAGCAACAGCCGGAACTCCACCGGTTCTGTCGAATTCGCGAACGTTTACTGCCGGCGAAATCTGAAATGGCATCCTTATCTCCTCGATACTTTGATCGTTTGGGTCTTCTGCCTCATATTTATAAAGAGAGGATTCCTACCATTTATCTGCACAGTCAAGACCATACCAAAGGATCGTAGTCCCGCGGGTCTATCATATTTCCAGGCGTCTGCTCTCTATTTATTATAGACTGTTCGTGCTCTGTTCCGTCGTCATGAACAAAAGGAGCTGAAAGCTCGTCTTGAAGAAGTTTGTCTCGCTCTTCAAGAAGTTTCTCTCTAAAATTAGTATCAGTCGATTCTTTGAAATACTGCTGATTCGAAGCCCAAGCAAATAGCACTAAACACATGACTAGATCGTCATGGTGCCCTTCTTCTGCTTCATATGAAGCGTTTTTCATAATGAAAGTCGACAACTCGTCTAGAATATCAAAGTCGTTAACAATAATTTTGTCTTTCTCAAGCATAGTCTTAAAGTTAGAGCAACCGATTCTCTTAACTTGCTTAGTTGTCTTAACTCCCTTCTGGACTTGTCCAGAGAAGCCACCACCGATTTGTTGTCCTTTGCGTCCAGAAGTATTAACATACACTATGTTGTCATACTCAAGATCTAAATGCAGAATATCAGCTATCTGTTGCCCGTTATCATTTATTTCTATTAAAACGAATGAATTGTTATACTCGGTCGCTGCTGCATAAACTACTTCAGGATATATTAACGGGTCTATATGAGGATCACTGTACGCTGCGACAACTTCGTATGGATAAACGGTAACGTCAATAATAACAAACGCTGACGCGTCAATTCCAGAACCTCTAGCAGTATCTACAATCGTAAAATAAGTGTGAGTTTTATCTGGCTTCTTATAGCTTCTGAGAGTATCACTGTAATTCTTAGATATTGGCTCAATAAATACTAGCTTCTTAAGCGTTGTCGGACTGATAAGAGTGTTAGAAGATCCAATAAATTCTGCTTCGAATTCCTGACGGAACTGTTCTTCAGAAGTGTTAGCAATCGTCTCTTGCTTCCACTTCTCGTCTCGACCAGGAACGTCCCACCAGTTGACAGAGAAGTTCGTGAAGTTATTACGATTCTCAACTGAGTTCATCCAAATTTTATAGAAGAGGTCAAAACCATTCGGCGTTGATGTAATAATGATCTTAGTAGACTTACCAGAGATGATTGTAGGATAGACTGACTTAAAGAAGTCATCTTGTACATGACGAAGAACGAAGGCAAATTCGTCAAGATAAACGAAGTTGATAGAATATCCACGAATTGCTGTAGAAGCAGTAGATGCAGCGAGAACTCTTGAATCGTTCTCAAGCTCAATTCTCTTCTTACTCCATGAAACAACGCCTTGTTGCAACCACTTAGGCAGATTTTCATACGCGCGCTGCAAACGACCAAGAATTTCAATAGCAGTCTCTTGTTTATTAGCAAGCACTGCAATAGTATAACTGTCTTTGAATAGAATATGCCATAGCATCGATGCTACTGCACAAGTTGTCTTACCAGCTTGACGACAAGTCTTAATAACAACGAAGCGATTATCTTTAATCGTTTCAGCCATTTCAGCTTGGTAAGGGTACATCTTAAACTTGACCAAACCTTCATCGAGGTTGATGATCTTAACGTAGTTTCTAATAAAGTAATCTTGATTTTGTGAGCACTTTACGTACTCGCGCATCTGCTCCTCAGTCCACTGCATGTTAACCCCGACCTTTTTAAGTTTCGGGTTGTCCATGTAAGTATCAACTTCACGATCAAAACCATCGTATTCATTGCCTAAAACTGTTGAAGTTTCATCATCTAAGGCTGTTGACATTTCTTACTTTACGTGGTATAATGAGTGAGACAGGTTCAGAGAGAGGCAGATATAGCTCTGACTACTTTGTTGTGGAAGCATCTTTTAACATCTTCTGTAGATCTGCAGTAGTTCCAACGAATAGAGAATTGTTAGTAACAGTAGGTTTAGAACTCTTACCAGTTTCTCCGTTTATACGATTCTTCTTTTGATGTAGTTCCAAAAGATCTTTGTTAGCATCAGACAGAATTTTAGTTAGCTGTCCAACAACTTCATAAGCACGAGCAGATTCTCCAAGTTTAGCTAATTCGGTAGCAGATGCAAGAGTCTTTTTAGTTTCTCTAATTAGATCTTGAATATTTTTGCGAGTAAATTCGAAATCAGAGTCTACTGAATTATAAGTTTTAGTCTCTAAAATTTCTCCTTCAATAAATTCAGTTTCTCGCATGACTTGAACAATTGGTTTAGACTCTGGGAGATTAAAGAGATTTTGTAAAGATTTCTCCATGTTAGTCTTCTTCGGTTCTTCATCCATACTAATCTCCAATATCTACAGCAAATCCAAAGTCACTATTCGCACTAATTTGGCTGATCGCGACAGAAGCAGCTGAGTTAGTTGTTGGACTGCCATTAGCTAGTAATCCAGGCGTAAGAGTAATGCGCTCAATACGAGAACTTGTGAGATCGGTATTTGCATACATGTCTATGTATGCTCTCTTGATAACGCCCTGTCCAGTTTGCACAGGGCCATAAAAGTTAGCTTTCATGAGAAAGTCTAAAGACCAGATAAGAGCTCTACGGTTCTTAAAGTCGCCTTCGTATTCATCGAGAATACCAACGTTATTTAGAACCACCGGAACATCAGAGGTAATACCCATCTCTGGAATAGTATTGATGTTTAGCGTAAATTCTGGTCGGAAATATGGAACGATCTGTTCAATGATCTGGCTTCCGTCATCATAGTTCCGAACCAAAACACTTACTGAAATGAAGAGATCATAAGGCACGGGAGTATATTGTGTGCTGATCTTATCTGAATCTCCAGTGTTAGTGTATCTATTTTTATGAGTACTGCCAACTTTACGAGTTGGAACATAAATCATACTTGTAAGCTCAAATCCTATACGTGGCAGAGTAATTGCTACGTCTTGATCTAGATTCGGATTAGCGGCTAGCTTAGTGAGGAATTTTTCTCGAGGTCCATAAGCGATAGGTACTGGAATAGTTTGCACACGATTATTATTAGTATCGAGACGCTGCACAACGATATCATTGAACATATTACCGAATGCAACAATATGTTTTCTGATGATTCCATGATAATAATGAGTTCCAAGCATTTACCAAGGATTCCTTTCACTGAACGGATTACTTTCGCTGAAGTCTTGAATAGCGTTGCCCTTGAATACAGCGCCAGAGTTGAAGTACTCGTTGTTAGCTGTTGGATTAGTGTCTTCGAGTCTATGCTCAATGATGTAACTACCAGAACTCTCATCTAATAGAGAACCAGTGCCATCTTCTAATGTGAACTGGAAGTTTAGAACATCCAAACTGTATCGTGTTTCGATAGCATCGATTGTAGTGTTGCCAGTGCCAAAACGCTCTGCACTGTAATTGAAGAGCTCACAATACAAATCATACGTTTGTAGTCGGCCAGTTTGATAAAAAATAGCTTCATGAGATACAGATTTGATTTCGAATACTCGGTCTACCATCGGGAAGTAGATTAAATCTCCTTCTAACGGTCTAGTAGATGAAATGCTATACGTATTAGCGCCAGCAGTTCCAGTTTCTAATGTAATCGAAAAAGTGTTAGCATAAGCTGTACTTACACTTATTGCTGATTGATTGCGAGTATTAGCAGATTCAGTCTGATAGAGATAGCCCACTTCATCAAGAAGTGTATTTGTATTTCTGATTTGATCCCATCGGCGACGAGCAACTGTGAATGTAATACTATCTTGAATTTCGTATCCAAGCTTAGATAAGAACTGGCCTTCACCTTCGAAGCCGTCTACGCTCTTTACGTAGAGTTCAATTTCCTCTGCGCCATCAAACTTACGCAGAGGATCTTCTCCAAAGAGAGGATCTTCAGCAACAACTGTGAAAGGTATGTAACGAACATCATGTCCGAAAATTTTAATAGCCTCAACTACGAGGTCATCAACTAAATCTTGTTCTCGACGATAGCTGTAATGATTGAAATATT